TCAAGTCTCTTGTCTCGGTATCAAAGACATGAAAGCCTCTTGGATCATTGAAGTCTGTCCAGGTAATTTCATATTGATTACCAAGATAGTGAATTGTACCATCCGAAGACTTGTGGTGAAAGTGTCCAGATAGAACCATATCAAATCTATCAAAGATTTTCTTATCTAGTCCAGCATGACAAACATTACCTCTATCCATCTCAAAGCCAGAAATTTCAAAGTGCCCGAACACAATTTCCGACTTGGTGTCTTGCAAAAACTGAAGTGAATTTTCGTAGTTGGATGAGTTGATCCATGGCATTAATGTGATTGGAAGACCATCATAAGTTCTTTCAACAGGATCAATAAACACATTGATGTTATCATACCTATCAAACAATTCATGCATGGCATTAATTTCGTTTGTGTTCTTGTATGTCACATCATGGTTACCAACAATAACATCCATCTTAATGTTTTCTCTTTCAAGCACATCAAAGAATCGTTTGCGCCATGAATTCAAAATGACATAGTTGATAAATTTGCGTCTATCAACCACATCACCAAGATGCACAATCTGAGTTATGTTATTCTCTTTTAGGTATGGAAAGAATGTACCTTCCCAGAATTTAAAAAAGAACTCATTAAACAATAAACTATCACCACGTGCGCCAGCATGTGTGTCATTAATTAAAGCAATCCTCATAGTGTACTTTTATTAGCTACTCTCTTACGTAATTCGGTTGTTGAAAAACTATGTCTGCGTTGGTTGTAGAAAACTTTAATTGCTCGTTCTTCACAAATTTGTTTACCTGTGAAATCTTTATCTTTGTATTCTTCACCAATAATTCGTATTGTGATTGGTAAGAACATCAACATGTCTTCAAGGTCTTTCTCTGTTTGGTACACAATAATTTCATCTACAAATTTAACAGCCGAAAGCTGGACATATCGTTCAACAATAGACTGAACTGGTTTGTTTTTAGATTCTGGTCTATCAATTGATGGATCCATCTGTAATGCAACAATTAGGTAATCACATATTGATTTTGCTTCGGCCAGCATCAAAATGTGACCAGCATGAAGCAAGTCAAAAGTGGAACAAGTAAAACCAACAGGCTTACCAATCATATTATCAGGCAACACTAGCATCATTATACTCCATAAATTAAAGTTTGTCGGGTAATTGTTCGTCTAAAACTGTTTCTTCTAGGAATTTATCCAAGACTTTTAGTTTAGTTTTCTTCTTTTCATTCTTCTTTGCCTCAAATGTTTGAATGAATTCGGAAAGATTGTCATACAAGACAAACTGTTTCATGTTACCTTCCGAATCTTCATACATTTCACCTTCATCAAGAAGACCAAACTGTTCGGTAGCTTTATACTTAACATACAGTTGTTTCTTCTCTTTTTGAATACGTCTTAGAAAAGCAAAGTAAATGATTTGAGTAAAGTATGCGAATGGGTTGGAAGACTTGATTGGATCAAAGTTCCGAAAATACATAATGCAATTCTCAATACCATCACATACCATTTCTTCTCGGAAAGAATACGATATGAAGTTTGGTTTGCGAGATAGATGGTTAGCAATTTTTAGGAAGCATTCGCCGATATAGTTTGGTACTATAGGATCATCCTTGCCCTCAGCTTTGGCTTCATCACATGCCGTTTTATAGTCTATCAATGCCTTCAAAAAATCGGCATTGTTAACATAGTGTTTTTGTTTCATCATTATTTCCTAAAATAACACTTGACAGACGCCAGTGTCGTGCGTATAATACACCCTGTGGGGTCTGCAATTAATGTAATAAGTTCTTCTTTATGTGTTTGATTGAATCTTGTATCTGCTCAAACTCATCATCGTCACCTTCACCATCATCTTCTTCATACTCATCATCAGATTCTGTAAGCAACGCTTCATCAATAGCATCTGCATTCATCTTAATCATTTCATTACTATCTTCTACAGCACTCAGGTAGTAATCAACAAGAGACTTCTTAGGTTCAATTATGGTAAGAACGCTTGTCTCATATAACTTAGCTGTATTCTCTCCAATCAATTCTAAAGGCAACCATGGTGCCATCATCACCATAGATTTACCAGAACTGATTCTCTTAAAGAACAAACTCATAGGACTGTTCATTACAACCATTTTGCTTTCATCTATATGATATGACGCTATGATATCTTCGCCATCTTGTAATCTTAGAATTTTTATTTCGTTATGCATTTTTTAACTCTATGTTGTAAAACTTGTAGGTGAACTTTTCTTCTTCGTATATTTTAACACGTTCCACAAAATGTTTCAAGGTAAAGTTGGTAAACTTGCCTATTCTAAAATCGTCTGAAATGTCAAATAAGACTGCTGATTCTTTGTTGTCGCCCTTTCGTAATCCACGACCAATGGACTGCAAATTGCGAATGCGAGATTTAGATGGAGAAGCAAAGATGACATTGTGTAGGTTGCGAATGTTAATGCCAGTACTAAAAGTGCCATAAGATGCCACAATAATAGCATCGCTTTCTCCTTCTGTAATAGCACGAATTGATTCTCTGACTTCAACATCTGTATCTCCGTAAACAAAAAATACTTTACGACTTCCTTTTTCAGCATCTATCAACTTAAACAATCCTTTACCGTGTTTCTCAACCAATTGAAAGAGAACTAGAGAGTTTCCTTTTAATGACAAAACTAGATTTTTAATGAATGCATTTCTTTGTGCATTCATAACTATGTATTCTATCTCGGATTGATAGTCCCAAGACCTAGCTTGCTTACACGCTTCTTCCGGATGTTTAAGTATCAAACATTTTATTTTGAAATCTGCTAGTTGTTTGTTGTCAATCAATTCTTTGGTAGTTATTACTTTCAACACAGCACCAAACAAACCCTCAAGCACAAGTTTGTGTGTTTGTGTGCCATCAAGAGTACCAGTACAACCTATACGATACTTCGTTTCTGTAAGACCACTCATAATTGTAGCCAACGACTTAGCTTTAAATTGATGCGCTTCATCACCAAGAACAAAATCAAATTGTTCAAAGTATTCTGGCTCACGATTGTAGATAGATTGCCAGGTAGTAATAGTTAAAAACTTATCTGTGTTTTTATCTTTACCTGCGTATTGTTTGTGGCAGTTTGTTTCAGAATCATATCCGTATGATTTGAAGTCTGAGTACATCTGTTCTACCAAAGATGTTGTTGGTACAATCAACAAACCTTTCTTAAGGTCTTCATCTTGAATCTTGCGGAGAATCAAATAAAGAATGAGAGATTTGCCAGATGCTGTTGGTGAAAGTAGTAGTGAGCGTTTGTTTCTTATTGCATGAACAAAAGAAGATAGTTGATAATCTCTTGGTACAATAGGTAAATTCAAAGTCTCAATAAACTGTTCAGCTTCTTTAACTGAAAAATTGTTTGTTAAGTTAACTTCTGGATAATAAAATACTTTGTAGTTTCTATCATCACAAAACTTTTGTATGTATGGTATCAAACCATAGTACATGCAGTATGTTCTTAAATCAAGAAGGCGTATCTTTCCATCCCATAACCTATTCTTGTATGCCGGTGTAAATTGATATCCAGGAACATGAAATGTAAAATGGTCAGATATTTCTTGAGCGAGGCTTTTTTCACACTCTAACTTTATATAAGCCTCATTGACCTTACTAATAATTAAATCAGACACCCTGTACGAACCGTTCCCAATCAATAAATGATTTAAGTTGAAATGTTCTACTATGTAGTTCTTTCAAAATCAACTCACAGCAACTAACAATTTCTTCATGCATCATTCTAGATGCAATAAATTTATTCAAATCTTCATCTGCTTCCATGTATGTGGTAATTTCAGACTTGATAGTGAATGGAAATGGTGCCCAACCATACTTTCTCAAATCATCATCGCCCATCTTACCTGTATAGTATTCCCATTTAATTTTCTTCATCCGGGAATATTTGAAGTCTGCATCTTTACAAAGCAACTTATGGTGTGATAGAATGTTCAGATACTTGCTGTGAAGCTGTGGTATATCAATTAGTGCTTTACCAGGCTCTGTTCTATCAATTTTGGAATCTTTATTCCACTCATTCATTAATTCTTCAAGTTTAGTCATTACAATTCCTCCTTGTAGGAGTATACATTAATTAAAACATTTTGTCAATAGTGTAGTAGGTATATCTGAAAGATGCATCAGATGTTAGAATATTTTCTGGTGTATCTTGTGATGCTAACATGAAAGATGCTAGTGATGTTGGAAATACATCTACAAACTTAAATCTGTATAGTGGTGTAAATGCAGATGAGTATACGGTAAGTGTTGCATCAGAAAATTGTGGCGTCTTTGGATTACCAAAATTTTTAGATAGTCTAGGCAATTCACGATATTGTTCAAAGTCTTCTGGGAATGTCATAGCACGAATCCAATCGTGTATCTCAATCCATGAACGCATTTCTTCATCAATAGCAAATGTAACATTGAGCATATCATAAATTGCTTTTTCACCAGGAGAATACTTCTCTACGAATGGTGTAGATACTGGTATCTCACCCATAGAGATTCCGGGTACTGATACCGCTTGACAGAAATACTGAATGTTTGGCACCCGTGAGAAAGTTAATTGAAACTTATTTGGGTGTAAAAAATTCTGATTTAGTGGAGTGCTTGATGTTGGTGTAGTTGCCATATGTATATTTATAAACGAAAAAAGGGGAACATTTCTGTTCCCCTTTAAAGTACCCCTCTTAATGGAGGCTTATAATCACATTATATTTGTGATTTTAAATGCTCTGTAGTACAAGTTGCTTGTTCGTGTCAAAGCACCTTGACCTTGGGTTGCACCTTCAGCAAATGGATTAGCAACTAGACCGTAACGGGTCTTGAAGCCAATTTTTGGCTGGAAGGTTGTAGTATCAACCGCACGAACCATTTGTAGAGGAACGTATGGGCAATAGAACAAACCAGCATCATAAGCGTTAGAACCTTTGAAGCCCATAACTGCGAACTCAGAAGTAGAGTTAGCGCCGAAATATGGATCAATGTACACTTTGATACGACCGAACAATGTACCAGCAAAAGTATTACCAGTGTCATCAACTGTTAGGCTAACTTGACCTTGTAGTGCTGATTGATAGTCTAGAATGCCAGCCATTGCAAGAGCAGAAGCTACATCAGACGAACAAATCATCACGTTACCTTTACCACGACGGGTTGTCTTAGCAATGGTGTTAGCTTCACGTTCCAATTGGAATGCCAAACCTTTAACTTTTTCAACCATCCAACGACCGTTAGAGTCTGTGTCAAGGTCAAAAGTACCAACTGTGGTTGTACCAACTTTACAGCCAACTTTAGCAACTGTATAGATTGTACGTAGAACTTCACGGTTAATTTCAGCAAGAATCTCAGAAGAAAGAATGTTGCTCAATTCGGTTTCAGCGTCAAGACCATGAACTGCTTTCAAGTCTTGTGCCAATTCCATTGAGTATTCAGCTTTCAATTGACGGGTCTTAGCAGTAACGGTAACTTTCTCAATTGAGAAGCCCATTTCTTGTAGAGCATCACCTTCACCAGAAGCTGTAGACAAACCTGTAGAAGTGTTAGCATCAAACACGCCGAATGGACGGTCAGATGTAGCAGACTTCATTGCAAGAGTTTGTTGTGCAAGAGAAGCACCAGCAGCCGAGAAGTTTGTATTAGCTTCGTCATAGAAGGCTTCATTTGAACCAGATGGCTGAGTGTTGGAACCGTAGATTGAACGCATTGCGAAAATCATACCTGTTGGACCAGTCATAGGCTGAACACCGCAGATATCATAAGCAATTAAGTTAGGCAATGAACGGCGAACCAAGCTGATAAGGATTGGGTCAAAACCAGCAACAGCACCAGTAGCTGTAGCACCACTACCGAAACCACCTGTACCAGATGAGTTTGTTGGAGCGGCTTCATGTAGATAGCCATTTTCTTTAGCCATAGCTTGTACTTGGTTCTCAAGTACCAATGCTGTAACAGCACGTTTGTATGGATCAGAAATTTTTGGTAGGTCAGCGTGTTCTAGAACAGGCGCCCATTTTTTTTGTAGGTCTTCGGAAAGATACATTTAGAGTCTCCTTGGGTTTAAATTAAAATCTGTTTGTTTTTGAAATCGATTGAACAATGGAATTAACAAATGCATCGTTAGAAACTTGTGGTTTCTTGTCTTCAACATCGTCATTCATTTGTTCGTGAAGTTGGGCTTCATCGGCCTTCTTTACGCCAGAAGGGAAATAGTTTTCACGGATTGTCTCAAGTTTTTGTTTATATTCTTCCTCTGTGGAGAACTCCACACTCTCTGCAAGTGTTTTAATTTTTTCAACTTGAGTGTCGGTTAAACCTTCACTTACTTCACGGGTAACTTCTACTTTGTGAGCTTCAACAAGTTCTTTACGATACTGTACTGAACGCTCAACTTCCTCGTTTAACTTGCCTTCCAATTCATCAATCTTGGTAGCCATTTCGTCAACGAGGTCAACTTTCTCTGCAGGAACATCAATGTAGTGTTCTGCGAATAGGTTACGGAGACCAGAGATGAAATCTTCTGTCAATTCAGCACGAATGCCTTTTTCAATTGCGATTTCATTGTCTGCCATCCACTGCTCAACCACATAAGCAATATAGTCATTTACTTTTTCGGTTAAGTCTTCTTTAACTGCTTCAACTGCTTCTTCTAGCATAGATGCGTAGCGAGATTCAGTTTCTTCCTCAATTTGTTTAACACGGTCAAGGACACGGGCTTCAAAAATTGTGGTAACTTTTTGTTTGAATTCTTCTGAGATTGTGTTGTCATCAGCAAACAAAGCGTTGATATCTTCGGAAAGATTTAATTCAACTTCTTCAATTTGTTCTTCTGAAACAACTTCGCCCTCAACTTCTACTTCTTCTTGTTTAGCAGAAGCCGCAGAAGGTTTAGTCGCCGGTGCTGTAGCACTCTTTGTAGCGGGCGGAATTTTGTGCGAGTCATCATCTTGCTTGGCATTCATTGGGGTTGGACCGCCAGCATCAACTTGTTCGCCAGGTAGCTTTTCTGGAGGCATAGCATTCTTACCCTTGCCTGATGCAAGAATCTCAGCAGCCGCCTCAAAAAGTTTATTTGTAGCCATTAGGAATCTCCTTTTGTGTATATTTATTTATAATAATTAAAGTTTTGATAGAAAATTTTCAAAGAGGCGAATAGCCACTTTTTCAACATCTTTTCTTGGGGCTCTTTGAATTGCTTGTTTTGTTCTGTCTATATCAACCTCAACAAAACGTCCTTCAACAAATAACCATTCTTTGTTTTCCATGATGCCGTTTACGAATGCACCTGGTGCTGAAGGATCAGCAACAATATCTGCGGCCGTAGCCAAACGAAAATCACCACCAACAATGTTAATTCCGTCTTCACCAGGAATCAAAGAACCCATACCTCTTGAGGAAACACCTAGACTAACTCCAGAATCAATAAAATTCTTTACAAT